CAGAGAAGTAGCGACCAATCATAGGATCAATTAGATTAGCCATATTGATACGTTCTTTGAGAATCTGATTATCACGAGCTTCTGCAAAGTTATTATCAATTACAAAGTCGTATCTAATATTATCTTTAATTGCATCCCAGTCTTCATATGTCATAATATTCTTGAGCATAAGATTTTTTTCAAGAATACTTGTAAATAACATCGAGAAACGAGAACGCAATCTCTGAATAAACTTGAAGAATTTCATCTCTTCATTGGAAACTTCATTAATATTTCCAGAAGAGAAAGGTGTTTCAGGGTATAGTCGTGAAACAGGAATGTTTAGTGATTGATATAGTTTCTTTTGGAAATATAATACATCTTCCATTACACCTAGATTTTCACCACCTTTTAGTGTGGTGATTTCAGTGCCTCTACCACCTTCACGGCGAGGCATCCAGTAATCTTCAACCATTGTCATAAACTTACGATCGTCTTTAACATCACCAGTCTCGGCGTTATAGATGAGACGATTCTTATGCTTGACCATCATGTCACGTAGATACTGTTCGGCTTTCATCTTGGGTAGATTACCGACATCTACATAGAAAACTCTACGCTCAGGTGCACGTGAAATACGGTAAATAACAGTAGCATCTTCCATAATGCGAAGCTGATTCATGGGCTTTACAGCTTTATGGAGATGTGATAGTACCATTTGACCTGTTCTATCTGTAAGACCAGATGTCAAATATACTATAGAATCTTTTGCAATCTTAACCATCTGACGTGGATTGTAGTCTTTAGTATCAAATCCACTAGTAGAATAGATAAAATATTCAGCAACATTAACTGACTTGATTACTTCATTATCAAGACGAGTAATGATCTTGGGCTTCTTTACTTCTTTTACTTTCTTGATACTACGAGGATCAATGTAACGAAGTTCTTTAATACCGTCTTGCGGTGCCTTTTCATCTACAATAGCATGGTAGAATAGACGACCATCAATATACCATTGACGGAAAATTTCATAAGCCTTGGCATTAAACTTGAGAAGCTTAATAACATTCTCAAATTCATCCTCAATAATACCTTTAATTTTATCAGAAGCTTCTACGTCTGATAAAATAATACCAACAATATGATTTTCTGGAGTGGCGCAGATAGCTTCATTAGTAATCTCATCTACCGCCATCTCAATCTCAGATTGCTGAGCAAGATCGCGATAGCGAGTTACTAGATCAGTTTCGTTTTTAGCTGCGTTGTCGAGATCAACATATGACCCGAAGAAGCCACCAGGGGTGAGTACTACACCACCATCTTCGTCGATAGGAGGCGCAAATGACTGCGCCTCTGATTCGCCTGGTCTCTGTCTTTTGATTTCAAATCCAAATAAGCGGGCCAAATTTTTTCACTCCAACAATACTAATATAATTAGGCTTAATTATACGCCACCAGCGTTGCCGGTAACTCCGCCAGATACTTCCCAGTAATCATATTCAAAAGTTACCTGGAACTCTTGAACGGCATTTTCTACTGACCAATCTAGTGCCATTGCATCTACACTGGTTGGCCAAATGCCGTTAATCTTGTATGTACGAAGAGGAAGACCGGTCTTGGAAAACTGAGTTACTTCAGCTGTCGCTTTATATAGTAGTGGACTTGCAGCACCTAGAGTACGTAAGTTGCCCTGAGGTGAATTAATAGCATGTGACCACTGTTCCATAGCATTACGAATTAAGAAGTCTTCGTCATTGATTACTGTTACTGCCCATGGAGCGTATCTTCTATTACCAGCAAGCTTAATAATACGACCAAAGTAAGGTACAGGTGTTGTACCTACAGTCGATGCTGGAACAGAAGATGCTCTAACCATGAAAGGTACCTTTAGGTCAGCTACACCATTAACTGGATTTGTGATAGTGACTTGGAAGAGCGAAGCTCTCGCTCCACCAAGCGTAAGTTGCGATCTGATTTCTTCGATATTGAAAGCCATTAGTGCTGTACCTTTTTAATAACGTTAATATTTATTACCCGAACTGGCCTACAATCTCAGAGAATTCTACGCCGGTACGAACCGCTACAAAGTTAAGCTGAATGAAGTTAATGCTCTTCGCTGGCTTAATATAGATATCACCTACAAATTCGTTGCGATCAATTACTTCTGCAGTGTTATTTGTTTCGTCACAAACAACTCTATAGTCGTAAATGCCGCGGCGACCTTGTACATCACGTAGGAATGGCTCTACTAGATTGCGGAATTGCGCTCTTGTAAATGTATCGTTGAATTCAAAGAGAGTATATTTCGCAGCAGTAGCAATAGCTTTTTCTAGAGTAATGAATAGACGTCTTACGTTAATACGATCGAATGCTGATGGCTTGGCAAGAGCAGTCTTGTCACCATATAGTAGTGTACCCTGACCCGGGAATGTTACTACTGGGTTGATACCTGCCTTATAAAGAATATCGCGATCAGCTTTACTTGGATTATAAGCGAGCTTTACTGTATTTTTGATAATACCACGATTGAAACCAGCTGGTGAATACCATGGATCACGAGTTGTATCTGTACGAACTACTAGACCAGCAATATCACCATTTAATGGTACATAGCGGTAAGTATCATTATATCTGTCGTACATATACTTGTACCCAGAGTCAATTACAGCATATGATGTAGATGTAATTGAGTTACGGAATGATACAATATCAGTTGTAATTTCACCTAAGTTATTTACTACTGCACTCTTAGGAGGAGAGATTAGAGCAATACAATCTTTTCTCGCCTCACAAACATTGTCAATTACCCAATTTGCCTTAACAGCGCTATTGGCATTTCTACCTGTTAGAATTAAAGATACATCAAGATCTTCTGCAGAACTAAACTTAGCAAAGCCGCCTAATTCAACCGAAATAGATACGTTGGATTCACTCTCACCATCAGCACCAGCACGGAATGCCTGATCATATGGAAGAGTATTTGCCATAGCTGTAAAATTAACAGCTGTGTTTGATAATCTACCAGCACGGTCATTAGCCCACCAAACCCAGTTTGACTGCTCATTAATTACATTTTTGTAATAGATAGAAGTACCATCAGCAAGCTTGGCATCTGTAGCTAGTGATAGATTTGGAAAGGCTTCTAGAATAGTGTCCGGCACACCAGTGATTGTTCCGTTTTCATCAACGATAACTACATGCAATTCATCGCCTGTACCACCTCTTTCACTTACGTAATCAGAAGTATTTGGAGCACTATCTACATTCTTATAGAATTCCCAGTTTCTTAGAAACTGAATACCATTTGTAGCAAGAGAATTAGCTACAGTAGTTGAGTTTGCAACTGCGTTGACAGCAAGTCTATAAGCGGTACTGAAAGATAAAATAACATTAGATGTAGATGTAGTTACAGTCTTAACGTATAAATCCTGAAATCCGATACTAGAATTACCTACTCTTACAATAGACTTCTCAGGAAATAATCCAGAAATAATAGTAGCCTGCGCAGCGTTAGCAGTTACGAGATTTGCAGTATTAGAACCTACAACTAGCGTAGTTGTAACAGGATCGGCATTAGCACCTGCAGCAGTAATAGCAGCGAACGCATTAACAGAGTATGCATTGGGGCTATCGCAAACAGAAATACGCAATGAGTTACCTAAACTACCAGGAGCTTTAGCAATATAGTAAGCATTTGCGTCAAAACTACTACGTGAGTCGTAGTCTTCTTTATTTTTAACTGAGTTAGTACCTACGTTTGCTACTAGAACGGTTGAGTTGGCACCTGCATAAGCACTTGGTGTTAGCTGAGTATTAGCTACTCTAACTACATAAAGCTTATTACCATATGCAAGGAAGTTAGCAGCCGTGAAGAACGTCTCAGCATTATTATCGGTAGGCTTACCGTAACGATTTACTAGTTCGTTTTCTGACTCCACTAGAATGCGTTGATCTACTGGACCCCAACTAAATACTCCAGCGAATCCACCTTCAGTTGTGGATACTGCGGGTACTACCGTAGTAAGGTCAATTTCTGATACATTAACACCTGGGCTGACTTGAAACGCCATCGTGAAGCTCCTTATAAGATACAATTACTCTATTTATAAACTAGTCGTTTTCTGACAGCATCCATCTATCAAACGAGCTTCCAGACAATTCTCGAACGTCTTCATAACCAAAAGAATTTACACCCATGTCTATATCAAATGGTAGTAGATCTTCTTCTAGTAATTTCATGTTGTCTTGTTGAATTTTTTCACGAATGTTTGTATCAGTCCATTCTCTAAAGTATGGCTGCATAGTCATCCATGCAAAAATAACACAACACATCGCAAGGTCATCATGCGCACCTTCTTCAGCTGCGTATGAGTCACCTGTTTCTACAAATCTATAAAGCTCGTCTAGAATCTCAGCATCACCCAAAATGATCTTATCTGCTTCGACTAATGTTTTAAAGTTAGTACAGCCTACTCTCTTGAGCTGAGCTGTTGTTCTGACACCTGGTGTAGGTCTATTAGCAAAACCACCACTAATAACCTGACCGTGTCTGCCTTTCATTTGAGTCATAACGACATTTTCATACTCTAGTTCTCTATAGAGAATATCAGCTACCTGCTGACCATTGTCGTTGATTTCAACACATGTATATGCATCATTATACATCTTGGCAAATTGATGTATAATATTAGGAAAAATTAATGGAGATATTTCATTGTTTTTATATCTCGCGACTACTTTGTATGGTAGTTCTGATACATTATAAACCACAAATGCAGAACTATCTCTACCCACACCTCTAGCAGTATCAGCTACAAGAACGTATAATTTATCTTTATTTTCTGGTGCGCTAGGATCTTCATACACGGCATAATCATCTGTATACTTTAGTGGAGCTATAACTGGAAGTTGTAATAGTTTGCCTGGATTGATTAGAGTATTGGAACTGCCGATGAATTCGCACTCAAATTCTTCACGAAACTGCTGTTCGGAAGTGTTGCGAATAGTTTCTTCTTTCCACTTTTCATTTCTACCAGGTACATCTGACCAATGTACTTCAAATGGAACGAATGAGTTCTTACTATCTACAGCTTCAGTCCACATCTTGTAAAACATGTTCAGTCCCTTGGGGGTACTGGTGATGATTACTTTAGTGGTATTACCAGATGAAATGGTAGGATAAACAGATGCAAAAAAGTCGCCTTGGAAATGTGGTGGTACGAATGCAAACTCGTCCAAGTAAATTAGGTTAAACGAACCACCACGAATGGCTGACGATGAAGTAGCAGCTGCTAGAATCTTAGATCCATTCTCAAGCTCTACACTACCCTTGTTCCACTCAACAACACCCTGCTGCATCCACTTGGGTAGGTTTTCATAGGCAAGCTGAATTCTACTTAAGATTTCAATAGCTTGTGCTTTCTTATGAGCAAGTAGGGCCACTGAATAGTTTTCATGAAAGAGAATATACCAAAGAATAGTAGCAGCAGTAACAGTAGTTTTACCAACCTGACGAGGAAGCTTACAGATAGAGAATCGATTATTTGTGAAAGTATTGATCATACTTTCCTGGAAAGGCCATAGATCAAATGGTACTATACCATTATCTACGTTAACGATCTTGATATATTTTCTAACAAAGTATACAATGTCAGAAGAGCATCTTACATACTCTTTAACCTGCTGCTTGGTAAAATTTACAGGAACATTAGCTCTTTTGAGCTTCTGATTTCCCATATAGTAAGACGTTCTATTCTCACTCATCGTCATGCTCTATTGTGTCAGTCTTCTTCATAAGCTTTAGTAACTCGGAAGTACTACCCACAAATGTATAGTTATTAATAGATCTGTTATCCACGAACTTCTCGTTGGATATCTTATCTTCTTTAAACTTTAGTTCTGCTAATTCTTTGTTGGCATCAACTAATGTCTTAATTAGATTAGCTGCGACTTCATATGCACGGGGATGCTCAGATGCTTTCGCAACCTCCAATAGATCTTCCAGAGAAGACGAACCTCTATAGATTAGGTCCTTGATGTTTCTTCTAGCATGAATAACATCATCACTATCAGCTTGAATAGCAGCTTCAATACCAGTCTTTATACTGTTAATCGGCTGGAGGTTTAGTGCCTTGCCGATAGGATCTTTTTCATTTTCTTCACTCATTACGGTTCCGAAATACTAATATTAATACCAAAATCGTCTGTTGATTTAATTAGATCAAGATCTATGGATTGACTTACATTTGATGTTGGCGTTCCATTTGCAGTAAGAGCAGGTCTAACTGTTATTACTTCATTTGGTGTATCGGCAGATGAGACTGCCGATACTTCGCCTACAGCATTTGAGTTTCCACATAGAACATTATTCGCAGTATTAAATGTGCCGTTTACGTTTGCAATGTATAAGAATGTTGAATTAGCTTGTTTAACAATACCAGACGCTGTTTGTGTTCTGCCATTTGATTGATATACAAAATCACCAGGTTTAAAATTTGTAATAAAGCTTGTTATGGATAAATTTGCTGTTCTTGTATTTGAATTATTGTATAGATTTGCAATTGAGCGTCTAATAACATCTGATCTACCTGTAGGACCAAATAGGTATGCTTTCATTATGAATGACAATGTATGAATAATATATCTACGATCTAAATTTTCAAACGATCCTTCATATTTATCTACCATGTTGATATCATTAAGAACAACAGGAATATCAACTTTAAGATCCATACTTGGAACTAAACTTAGAGTAGAAGTCCATTCTGGTGTAAAATATGGTAGAATCTGCTCGAAGATCTTGAATCCATCTTCTGCATTTTTAGTGTAGATGGATAGATTAAACTTAATATTGACTGGTACTGGATTGTAAATTGTCTCAAGCTTACCTGTATAGTTAGTAGATTGCTTGGAAATCTTACCAGTAGAGATTAACTTACGTGATGGATCGTAATCAAAATCAACAATCTCAAAAGACATTCTGGGTAGAGTCATGGCTACACTCTTGTTAAGTGTAGGGTCTTGTTCTAGTCTTGCAATAAACTTCTGCTTGGGCCCATAAGCAATAGGGACTACAAAATCCTGAATAACATTATTACTGGAATCTGTACGCTCAATAGAAATATCGTTGAATAATGTACCAAAGTAAGTGACGTATTTTCTAATTAAAGCGTGATAATAATAACCTGTAATCATTAGACTCTCTCACTAAATGGATTTTTATCAGTAAAGTCAATGATACCGTCTGATTCCAGCTGGAATTGTGAATTCTGTGCACCAGGGTCTTGATCTTCAATATCGATACGCTCTAGTATAAGCATATCAGCAGCTTCGGTATAGAGCAGAGCTCCTTCTTCAGTTACTAGTTCATATACACCCACATCATCAAGAGTAAATCTATCTTCTATACTATCAAGCTGCTCAATACCAGTATCAATTCTTTCTGAACTATACTCAAACTTCTCACATTTTAGTTCGTAAACATAACGATTTGATAGTTCATAGAACGGTAAGTCGTGATCGACAAATTTAATCTCATAAAGACCATCATTAATAGGTAAATAAATTAAATCACCTTCTAGGGGTCTATTTACTCTGCCCTCGTAATCGCCAATCTCATCCTCATAACGTCTCTTGGCCATTACAAATGTAATTTGTTCTCTAATCTCGACACCAAATTTTGTAAGAATGTCTTTCTCGCCAGCAAAGCCCTGCACGTTCTTGGGATACATCTCAACAAAATACCCGCGTTTAAATATAGATAACACGTCTTCTTTAAAGATCTGATCTTTATTAAAAAGTGTTCTGGGTAAATAGTAAGTATCAATGCCGTTTATCTTGATAGATTCTATTGTGAGATCTTCAAGTAAACGCTGCTCTGATACTGCTGCTTTGTTGAAATAAAACGAAGTTGCCACTTGTTACCCAATCATGTACTCAGGAGGTACTGAGTAGGAAGTAAGCATTTCTGCTTCTAGTTGCTGAATTTCTGAATTGGCTTCGTTGTAAATCTTCTCACCGTTAAAGGTGATGCCGCCCATCAACTGAATACCAGAATACTTAGTAAGATTTACGCCCCACTGTCTTTTGATAAGAGCTGTAGTATACCTTAGAAGCCATCTATCTTTCCATACATCAGTATAAGTATCTGGGTTGATAATTTCGTACGCTTCAACTAAGAAGTACTTGTTGATATCAATTCTATCCCAATCCATATCGATATGCAATCTATTTCTAGTGCGTGTATATCTAATAGGCTGTTGGCCTACTAATAGTTGTTCTAGGAATTGAATATGTTGCATGTTCATATAGTACGGTACCATGGACTGTCTATAGAACTGATAAAGATCGTTAAGAGCGATCTGATAGCGAATATCAAATAGCGAAGCTGTTGTAATTAAATCGCCAATACTAAAAATACGAACAGCGCCAATAATATTTTCAGGTAGAGTGATATACTTATTTGACGCATCCTGCGATGTAACCTGGTGCTTGTAGTATATCTTTTCCGAACCATCAAAGTGATAATCCCAGTAGTATGCAAGCGCTTCATCAACGCGATCCTCGATTTGATCGGGATCGACGTTGATTTCTATAACTGGCTTACCTAAACGGCGTAAGCAATTTTCGATGAATTCCGCACGGGTTGTAGGATTGGCCATTGTACACCTCTTTTACTATATTTAGTAAGAGGTTATCCTAGAACACTTTTAGCCTTGTTAAGAAGCTCTGTGCGGTGGTCGATACCTAGAGTACCACCATTTACTTTCTTGGTTACAGCTGTAATATCATCACTGTCAGCAAGAGCGTTCAGACCGCGTGAACTCCAGAACCATGCAGCTGATTCTACAGCACCTTGAGGAGTTTTTAGATATTCAGCAGCTTCATCTACAGAGATACCCTTGGCTTTAGCAAAAGCTGTATAGTTAGCGCGGCCGGTTAGCTGAATAACACCGCGGCCCTTGAACTTCGCACCATCACCTTCTTCAGTATTACCTAGATTCTTTGCACCCCAAGCACCACCATAGATGATATTTGCAATGGCTGATTGATCTGCTTTCTGGCCGGTTGCGTCGTTACGACCGACCTTACCAGCTTGTTCAGCTGTAATACGAGAACCAAACATGGCTGTGAGAGCGGTAGTCTTGTAGTTAAGATTTTCTTCTACTACCTTGAACTCACCTGACTCATGTGCTGTTTGAGCAAGGAAATGAGCCATTCGAAGAGGTGTATTAATACCGTACTTCTCAGCAAGAACAGGAGCTAGTTCTGCAATTGCACCAAGAATTTCTGGCTTACCACCAGGTGCTAGTTTTTGAAGTTGTGCTAGTGTAGCCATTTTAACTCTCCGATTT